GAACTGTATTCTTATCAAACTTATAATCTACTGAAAGTATGCCAACCGTTTCAGATAGCCCAAAATCACTTAAAGTTATGTCTACAGTTTGGCCAACAATTATATCTAACCATCCTTTATAACCTATTTCTAGTCCCTTAAATGGGCTACTATCTTCTAATTCTTTTTTTACTAAATCCATTGCAAGAATTGGATCTTTTATTGATTTATCATTAATTACCTTAACTTTCTTTCCATAAATTGTAATACTATCTTTATCTTCCCCCATTTTTACAATTGGTACTTCTCGGTTATAGTTTACAATCACACTTCCACCAGAAATAGGAACAGCATCATATCCAATTTCAGTTCCAGATTGAAATATTAGTTTTCTATCATGAAAATTTACTAAGTAATCGGGGCCGGAAGTAGATACTACTGCCATACCAAATACTCCTCCTTTCTTTACATTATTTAAGTATTCAACTTCTGTGGTGTGGGGTTTATAAGTTAAAATATACTCACTTCCACTTCGTCCACCCCAGGGACTTCCATTAAGTGTAAGTTCTTCTCTTATTCCTGTTAATGCTCTATCACCATAAACCCATATGCTATTTGCCATTCCTTCTCTTGTTTCATTAAAAATACAAGAATATATGTTTGTATTATCTAAGTCTATTCCACTATCAACATTTTCTCTTTGTTCAAAGTGTAAGTCTTTATCACTATCAACATAAAAAATAAACCCAGCAAGCTTTCCGAGTTGTGTTAAAGCATCAAATATACTTTCATGATTAAAGCTTATTCTATCAAGAGTTGTTGTAGTTGTATTAACATTATTCACAGTTATATCTTCAGTTACATTACTTGAAATTATATTCTTTACAATTGTACTTACTTCGCTGTTTGTATAAACCACAGGCTCAACTGTAACATCTTGTAGTCTTAATGAGTAGTCTCGGCCTCTTAGCTCTACTTTTTGTTGCACTCCCTTTCCAACAAACTTAATAGTTTCAAGTATTCCCTTAAATAAAATTGTAGATGCGTCTATGTTATCAGCATAAATTATAATTTCATTTCCAACAGTAAAATCATTATCGTGTCTACCAAAGGGACTATCATATATGATTGTATAATCACTAGAACTATTATAATCAGAAATAGCTTTACTAATTCTCATTGTCTGATAATCATTATGTGTTACTCCCCCAACAGTTATTTTTGTGTGTATCATAAACTCACCTTTGCAAATAATTCATCAGATAATGCTTTACTTACATTTTCAGCATCTAAACCATTTACATTTTCAATATTTATATTAATTATTTTTCCTTCAACATCTCTTATTGTTGGAATAAATTTTAAATGTTCTGGTTGACCTAACGCTATAAGTTTTTGGGCTTTTATAAAATTCTCATAATCTTGTAAACTTTGAAATGATGATGATGCAAATGATTTTTGTTGAATATTAATTATTTTAGAAAATTTACTTTGTTTTTCCACTTCTTTAGTGATTTCTTTTTGTACTTCTAATGTTTTTCCTATAGCATCTATATCAATTAATGCTCCTGTAAAAGAGATTTTTCCTATTTCACCTATTCCACCAAAACCTAATATTCCTGCAACTTTATTATATCCTCTAATTAACCAATTTAAGGCTCTTATAACCCCGTTTACCCCTGTTTCAAAATATCCAACTATTGAGTTCCATAATTTTGCAAAAAATATTTTTATTGGTGCCCAATGTTTATAAAGAAGTATTGCAGCAGCTATTATTAATCCAATAGCAACAATAATTGCTAAAATAGGTAGTAAAATTGGGGCCATTGCGGCACTTACCATACCCCACCCGATTGCCATTGCAGGTAATAAAGCTAATAATATTAAGAAAGGCCCGATAATTAATGCTAATGCAGTTGCTATCCCTAAAATTGCAGCAGCCCATTTAGTTATTGTTGGATGTCGTTCCATCCATTCAACTATTTTAGCTAATGCACCTGCAACTTTTTTTGCAACTGGTAAAAAAACCTCACCCATTGTTCTTTTAACTTTAGTAAAACTATCATTAATATTAGATATTTGTCCTAAAAATGTTTTAGACTGTGCATCCATTAAATCAAAGAATTTTCCACCTTCACTTGTCATTGATATAAATGCGTCATTTACTTCATTAAATCCTATTTTTCCAGCAGACACCATATCTTTAATTTCTGCTTCAGTTTTATTAAGATTTTTTGCTAATTCTGCGATAAGAGGCACACCAGCTACTGAAAAATCTCTTAATTCTCTGCCAGTTAGTTTTCCTTGTACTCTTACTTGGCCAAAATTTAATGCTAATCTTTCTAATGGTACATTTAATCCTGCAGAAATATCTCCTAATGTTTTTAACGTGGGTAATAAATTATCAACTTCAATACTCATGGCTAAAAGCATTTTTGCATTTTGTTCGATTCCTACAATTTCAAATGGTGTTTTTGCTGCAAAATCTGCTAACTCTCTAAGTAGTTTATCTGCTTCTTCAGCACTACCTAACATAGTAGTAAAAGCTATTTGAGTTTGTTCAAATTGCCCTGCTACTTGAACTAATCCTGATACAAGTTTACCTCCAGCAATACCAACTGCAGTTATAGCCACCCCTGTTGCTAATAACCCTGCGTTTACATTTTTAAATACGTTTGTAAATTTATCAACTGCATTAATAACAATTGATATTGTTGCTCCTGCTCCGACTATTCCTAATGCACTTACCATTATCTATTTTTAATTTTTCTCATGGATTTTTTTTGTTTTGCCTCTAATATTTTAAAATATCTATTAATTCCTAAATAATCCTTTATACTTAAATTACGAACATATTCTAAATTCCATTTAAAATGGTCACAGATAACTAATTCACTAATTAAGATGTTAGAGGTGGTTGAAAATCTGCAAGTCCATTAAGTTCATTAATAACTTTTTGAATTTTTATACCATCTTTCATAGAAAGATTGTTGTATTCTTCTTCAGTTATACCAATAGATTTAAACATAATTTGTTTTGCAGCCTCTTCTGGTTCCATTTTTCCAAGTCCAGCTATATCTTTATACTTAATTTCTTTGACAGTATATTCTTTATTGTCTATATTGACTTTTCGTTCCATTTTACCTCCCTTTAGTAATTTAAAGGATTAAAGTGGATTGTACTTGATTGCGTCCCAACTGCTTCCAAATAAAATCTTAGGTTTAATTTCAATAGTACTTTCAGTTACACCTTCACTTGTGCTTGGATTTTCCATAGCTGTAACATATGCTCCACTCAAAAAGAATGCTGCATGTTGACTTCCAGCTGTAACATCACTGTTTAAATCGAAGGATGCATTAAATGCCCCATTATTTTTATACAAATCTTCATAGATTATTTTTGCTTCTGCACTATCTAAATCTAAAGTAATACTCATTGTAACATCTCTATTTGTTGGATAAGGTACACTAATGTCTCTTGAACCATTTAGGTAATGTGGTGCTTCAATATTATTATTTATTTCTAAACTAATATCTTTTACTGTTTTAAGTGTATTTCCTGAAACAACAACACCACAATCACTCCATAGATATGGTGTAATACTTCCAATAGTTACACTTCCAGTTGTACCTGAACTAAATGCCAATGTTTGTCCAACATAATCTACATCTACTTTAACTTTTTCGCCCTGAGATGCAGTTATTGTTACAATATTTGGTACTGCACCATTAATTGTTCGAATAAAATTTGCTCCAGTTCCAGCTGTTTGCTTACTATCTTCAATAGTAAAACTTACAGGCGCACTAATTTGTCCGGTTCCACTTGTAAACGCACTTTGCCATACATTTGTATCTATTTGCGTAGCTATGTGTGTTTTAGCATTTCCTGCTCCAGCATCAACTTGTGACCCAATCGCCCAAAAAGGTAGTCTCATATCGCTTGCGTGATATGATATAGTTCCAGTAACGTCTCTTGGCCCTTGAACAAATTCTCCAACACTTCTAGTTTTATTGCCTAAGTATCTATTTTCAAGCTTATTTTCAGCATCATCTATTGTGTGATCAGTAACTTGCCCAAACCAAAATGTACTTCCAGTCATAACTGTACTATAAGTCCCACTTTCATGATATCCCAATACTTTATTTTGATCGCTTAAATATCTTCCCATTATTTAACCTCCTGTGATTTAATTTAAATATTCCAAAATGTATAAAACACTTGTAATACCCTCGATTTAATTTTCTCCTCATCAACTTCTACATTACTAAGCAGTGCAAAGTCATGTAAGTTATTAGTTGTTGAACCATCTGTTGTAAATTGAATATTTCTTAATCTCTTGTACACATCATTAGATATTGTATCTTTTTCTTTTTGATTTCTAGCCCAAATTCTAATTTCTAACGTAAGCTTAACATCCATTGCGTTTGTTTGCATTCCAGCCCTACTTGCTTCTTGATTTATTAGCTTTATAGTAATTAGAGGGTATTGAACTGCTCGCTGAGGATAAGAAGTCATAACAAACTTAGAGTTACCAGTTCGATTAATAGGATCTGAGATGTTTTCAGATAAATCTGATTTTATAAAATTCAAAATATCACTTATGAGTGTGTCTGTTTCAATTACCATCGCTTTGGAGTTATAATCTCGCTTGATTACATGTTTTTTAATGATTTTTTATTTATATATATTAATAAAACCATTATATACTTTTAATTTCATTGGCTATAATGTCTTTTACTTTTTCCTTGCTTCGACTTGATGTATTTCTAAAGTGATGTCTACCAGTAAACTTTGAAGTTCCTAATTCAATAAATCTGGCATATGGGATTTCTGTAAAAACAACAGCATTTTTTTGACTAGCTTTAAAATTCACAGAGTTTAATAGTCTTCCTGTATCTACAGAGGTTGGTTCTGCTTCTCGTCCAGCAATACTGCTTTTAACTTTTCCGTGAACGAATAAGGCAGCTTTTTTTAGTCCTTCTTTTTGGGCTAGTTTAGTCTTAAAAAGTGCTCCAGTTAGTACTAAGCTTGCTTTTTTTACACCAGCTATATTAATACTTATCATTAATCATAGTCCTCACTTACTTCTATTTTTAAGCTATGGTCGTTTGGTAGTGTTAGTATACTTCCTGCGCTCCAGTTAACTTCAAACTCAGCAAAGTAAGTTCCAGTACTTCCGGTATCTATATTTCCATCCCATCTATACTCACATTGTCCTATATCACTTCCAGTAATATTACACTCACCAGAGGTGTAAGCAGTATAATCTAAGTTACCCATATTAAAGCTAACTGTTGCCCCATTTAAGTCTATTGCAGAGCCGTTAGAGTATTGTAATGTGGCCTCTAATGCAGGATTAGTATCTCCTTTTTTTATTTTAAAAGTTTCCATTATGCCTCCTTTATAGTCATTCTTGAGGGTAATTTAAATGTGAATTTATCATTTTTTCTTTTTAAAATTATAGAGCTATTATTAGTCAAAAAAGTAAAAGCATTTGGTTTAGCTTTTAGTATTATTTGATTATCTATAAAAAATTTTATAGATTTTGATTGAAATGTTGGTTGTGCACTTAAACTACTAAAAATACTATCTGATATTGAAAAACTATCACTTAAAGCCAAAATTTTAGTAAAAACCTTTAATATATTATCGGATATTGTAAAACTATCTGATATATTTTTATTAAATCCAGCAGAAATTATATGACTATCAGTGAATAAAAAAGAATCTGATAACAATTTATTAAATCCGGAACTTAGTGAATCTGAAAAAGTAATAGTATCTGATAAAATAATATTGTATATTGCATCCCTACTTAATGAATCGCTAAATGTTTGATTATCTGATAAGTTTAGTGTAATATTACCAGATGTAATAAACCCATCAGAGAAAGTTATATTATCTGATATTGTTCTATTAAAAACTACTATTTGAGATGAACTATCTGAAATACCAAATCCATCTGATGGTGTTTCTATATAATTTGTTCCACTTACTTCATAAACTGCATAAATAGCTCCTATTGAATTATAACCACCATCAGATGTTCCAAAAGAACCTGGTAAGGCAGTATAACTTACTCCTAAATATTCATATCTATATGCAGCATTATTAGTTTTACCTAAACGAGTTATTGTAGATGTAGGGTCACATTGTTCTGCTATCCAATAAATTTTCTCTGGTTCTATAGTTATATCTAATCCTGTTGCAACTTTCCATCCTGCTGAAGTTCCTTTTGCTTTATTTCCTGATGAACCTGGTAATAAGTTAAGAGGTTTATCATTATCAGAATCATGTGTATAGATTCCCACTTCAAAATTTGCTTCGTTTGAAATTTGAGTACTCCACCAACCAATTTCAATGACTTTTGTTGCTCCAGCCGGAGAAGTAAATTTGTTTCCATATACCCATCCATCTG